TTTTGTTACTGGAATACAATTAGGAACCATTCTGCCATTATCTCCTGGCTTCATACCTCTTTGTGTATATCCTTCCCAACAAGGATCTGCTTTACCAATTTGTGCATCATACATAGCCATTTGAGTTTCTGCATCCAATCCCCCACCACATTCAGGACAAGATGAACATGGAATATTTTGCTCCATACACATTTCACACTCACATTTTTGATAAGTGTTAGTTGGCATTATTGGATTTTCTGGAAGTGGTGCATTGGCTTTCATTTCAGACATACTCTCTTCATCTGGTATTGGGTTTGCACATACTGGACAATCTGGGCAATCTACATTCATTTCTTTACAGGTTGCACAATCGCATCCTTGATATGTTGATGGTGCAATAACTTCTGCAGTAATTGATTTACCAAACGCAGAACCAGCCCAAATACTTACACCAGGCTTATTATGTATTCCAGGTCCTGTAGGTCTTGATTGATTTAAACTATATTGTGGTTTCTTCATACCAACTGATGGATTAATGTGTGATGAAGGGTTTGCTGGTGTTGGATCAGTTACAATTGCATTGTAAGACACATCCATTGGTGTGTCAGACATTAGTCGTTGCCAACTTCTTTAAGTGATGCAGACAGCATCCAGTGCCATCTCTGATGCATGTCCATGCGCTCTGCAAAGAAGTTTGCAATTGCATGTTGCTTATTTTGTGTAGCAAGATCAACAGCATCTGTAAGTTTTGCAAGAACCATATCATTAGCCATAAGTAAATCTGCAGACATCATCATTGGGTCTGAAGTAACATCAGGCTCTCCAACTTCATTTAATACAATAAATCTTGATAGTTTAAATGGTGCATATGTATCTAACTTACGAAGCCATTCTGCATATGTATCTGTTGCTCCATCATAATCTGTATAAATATTTTCAAAAAGTTCATGGTACTGAAGGAAATCATCACCCTCTACATTCCAGTGATATCCATGTGCTTTTAGTTTAAGAGTTATGTTGTCTGCAAGCAAAACTTTTAACAGATTGACTAATTCTTCCATTACATATCCATATGATAAACAGTAGATGCTTGTGTCTGAATGATATCACCCTTGAACTTTATCTTTACAAAATATTGATTTTCATATTTTTGTGGTAGTGATAATGCATAATACTTATCAGGGAAAACAATAAATCCTCTACCAGCAACTGGAGAAAACATTGTAAATACTGTTAGGTCATCTACTGATTTTGCTTCCCCTGCTTTTTCATTAAAAACATATGTGTGGGCATCTGATTCATTTGCAGATATAAACAAGATTAGGTTTCCCTCTTCCTCATCTATTTCTGGTGATTCGTATTCAATTTCTTGTCTATCTGATTTTTGATCCATTTTAATTAAAGTGATAGCCTCTACACGCTTTATATCTATTCTATTAAAATTAGCAAACTGATCTAACTTTCTAACAAAAAATGCTGCTTCTTCACTTAGTTCATCTGGATTTACATCTAAGACAACATTAGAAATTAAACTATTGTCTTTATCAACTGACCAATCACGCCTAGCCTCAAGGGTTCGAAGTAGTTCTTTGCCTTCTTCTTGCTCCATGTATCTATCATCAAAAATAATCATTATGCCCCTACCACCTTTTCTTGGTTATAACTATATTATACCATTCTTCTGTTATAAGTTCTTATTCTGTGACAATTTGCACAGACTACTTCACATTTTTCTATCTCTTTTTTTATAGATTTCCAGGAAAATCCGTCATGAATCATGCGTGAAACATTGTATTTCTTATCTCTTATGTGATCAAAATCTAGAATTATATGGTTATTAATTCCACAATCAACACAGCCAGAAGCCTCTTTAATTTCAGCAAGTTTGCGTTTATACTCTTGCTTATTGTATTGATCCAACTCTTTGTTAGTCATTGAGATTATTATACCGTCAAATATTAAGCCCCACACAGGCAATTCACCTGACTTGCGCCACGGTCTCTATCTAATGGGTAACTAATCCATCACTAAGGTCCTGTGTGGGGACTTTTATATTGTACTACTTGATTTTAATTGTTTTAGGCTTTTTTTCTTCAGGAACGATTCGATCAATGCTTACATTGAGCATACCGTCTTTTAGTTCAGCACCAGTAACCTCCATGTATTCACCTAGAGCAAATGATCTAACAAACTTACGACCAGCAATGCCCTTATGAACAACTTCAGCGTTTGTTGTTTCTGTTATCTCACCCTTGATAATTAATGTTCCATTATCAATTGTTACATCAATATCATCTTTTGTAAATCCTGCAATTGCGATTGATAAACGATATGTATCTTCATCTAATTTAAGAAGATCATATGGAGGATATGATTGTGAATTTACCTTATGTGCGGTATTTAAACGGCTCAACTCTCTGTTAAAGCCAATAAAAAAAGGATCATTGAATAGATCCATAGCGAACTGTGTTACCATGTTATTCCCCTTTCAAGCGAATAATTAATTGACCCCCCTAATGGGCAGGTACAAATATTATATCATAAAAATGAACAGTTTATAGACTTGTTCAGGTCCCCCAGGTTGCGACCCTGGGCTTATCCGTACTCAGCAATAAGGTCGCTTACAAAGCAACTGCATGTATCATGACGGAATATTATATTACTTTTTTGCTGCTGTCTTCTTTGCTACTGCTTTCTTTGCAGGAGCCTTTTTTACAGTTGCCTTCTTTACTGCAGCCTCTACTTCTGCTACTTCTGGAAGACGACCAAATGCTTTATCATTTGGATTAATTGCTCTTAATGCCACTGGTGCAATTGCAGCCAATAGTGAGTACGCAAGAGTCTTAGGATCTGTTACCCCAGACATATATAGTGCAATTGCAGCACCAAGTACTGATCTACCATATGATGCAAGCATTGCTTTTAGTTGTGTGTTATTCATAATTTTCCTCCTAGGAAATGTAGTTAGATAGTATGTAGTAGCCTAACCACAATCCAATTATACCAGCAACCCCAGCAAAAACTGGTGGGGCAGGAACTGGTAATTTAAAAGCAGCAAAAACTATACCACATCCAAATCCTGTAAATATAGATAATATAACATCTTTCATTTTATTCTCCTTTTGCGTCTGGATGATCAAGTGGCGTTGGAGCAGTAATTAAACAATCACACTCAGCACACCTTGCATCATCTAATAAATAACCAGCAACATCATAAGTTTCTGGATCAAACTGAACTGTAATTCTTATAAATAAAGAACCACAGCACGGACAAATTGGTGAAGGAATTCCCCTTGCATCAATCATTTTTTATTTCTTCTGGAAATACTTTTTCTAATTCTCTATATAGTTCTACTATTGTAACCATTTGATCATAGAGTGGATATCCAGAGCCAGCAAGTCCAACTCTCTCAAAATGTTCAACTATTGGTAACATCTCTTTTTGAAATTTTAGAAAACTTTCTTGAACTGTTTCAATATATAAAAATGCATCATCTCTAGATTTATTTAAAAATATTAAATATTCTTGACTATTTTTAATAGATATGTCGTCTTTTAATATTGTATTATCAATAGAAGTTTGTAAAAGTTTCTTTGAAACTCTATGTAATGATGATCTAACCTTTGCATTATCAAATATTAAAAATAAAAAAGAAGATATAAAAATAAAAAATATTATAAAATCTAGCATACAACCCCCTATATCCAATACTTAATTATAGCAGTAAGAGCCAATGTTGTCCATATAAGATTAAATATAATTATAGTGGGTAATGTTTTTACTGTTGATGTCCAAATTAAAGATAAACTAGATACTAATGCAAAAATATATAGCCACCACCATTGCATACCAAAAAGCAGTCCTGGTACAATTATTGTTACCTTTGTCATGAAGGCAATAAACTCTATTGTATTTGTTTTATTCCAATAAGATTTTTTTCTCATTGTTAATAGTACAGTTTTAATTGTAGAAAGGTTATTCATTAAATCCCCCAAGTTGTTTGATAAACTGCGAATGATCAATAAAATGGTTTGATAAAACTTTTCTTTTTGCTTTAACTTTATTTAGTTGTTCTTCCTGATGCTTGTATTGTTTATATATGTCTTGAAGATAATCTTTATTAAAAATATTATTTCCATACATAATTATATAATAACTGATTGGATCAAAAGACATATTTTCACCAACAGTATATTTAAAACTATTTAAATCTTCAATTTTTTCTTTTAATGTTTCTGGCATTTTATTATTAATAGTAAAGTTTGTCCAAAAATCAGTATTCCTTTTATCTGTCATGTAATGTAGGTATAGAAAGTCTCTGATCTCCTCGCAATCTGCTGAATAAGTATCGTTAAGTATTTGAACATGCTCTTTATTTTTTTCAAAGATATTGAATTCTTTTCTAAAAGCAATACTCAATACGGTAATTGATTGCATTATAGATGTTGCTTCTAAAGGTTCAACAAACCCTGAAGAAAGACCTACTGCTATTGTATTTTTATTCCATATTGTTTTATAATGACCTGGATTAAATGTAAATGTTTTAGGAGATTGAATTTCATGCCCCAATTTTTCTTCAATTTCTTTTTTTGCTTCATCTTCTGTTATATAGTCAGAGTCAAAAACATATCCACAGCCATATCTATGCTGTAATGGTATCTTCCACATCCAACCATAATTCATTGCTGTGGACTCTGTATATGCTGGTATGTTTTCTTTATCTATATCAAGAAAAAATGGAACTGCTTTTTTTGCTGGTAAACTTTCTGAAAAACTTTTCCATTCTGTTTTAAAAATATTTTTATTTATTAGTCTGGCAAATCCAGAACAATCAAAAATAAAATCAGAGTTAACTTTAAAACCATCCTTTAATTTAATCTCTATAATATCTCCTGTGCTATCTTGAATAAAATCTTTAACAACACCATCTACATGCACAACTCCCCTTTGAATTGCTACCTCTGATAAATATTTTGCCATTGCTCTTGCATCAAAATGCAAAGAGTATAGATTATATATATCAAAATCTGATATATCTGTTGACTGATTATTTTTTCCTATAAAAGGTATTTTATTTACATCTAAAGCCATTGCAGATATTTTATATTCATCTTGTTTTACATCTTGTGACATATAAAAAAGATCTAAAACTGGAATTTTATTTTTATTTGTTGGAGTATTAAAAAATATTTCTTTTGTTTTTAAATTAAATTTATTTATTGAAAATCCATGATAATAACTATTTCCATTATTGTTAAAATTATCAAATTTAATTGCAAGTTTCATTGTTGAATTGGTTTTTTTTATTAAATCCTGAACAGATATTCCTAGTGAGTCAAGGAATGGAATAAGATTTGGAGTTGAACCCTCTCCTGCACCCAATATACCAATTTCAGTACTCTCTATGACAGTAATTAAGCAGTCTGGGTACCTTTTTTGTGCAGCAAGTGCTGTTAGCCATCCCGCAGTTCCGCCACCTACAACAACAATTTTTTTCAAATTGGTTTTCCACCTTCACGAACTAATAAAACTATTGCCCCATTATCTTCTAATGCTTTTTTAACTCTTATCATATACTCTACTGCAGCAACTCGATCTTCAACTGTTAGCCTCATGAAATCTGGCTCACTAGCCTTTACAGTAATAAAATTTTCATTATCTACTAGAGTCACATTAAAGTTTTTAGGTGCATGAATAGAGCGAAATGCTCTTTTCATTTGATCTGTATACACTAATTCCTACCCCAAGAAATTTTATCCCAACCACGCTCATGAAAGTAATAAAGAATTGTTTTTGTTAATACTTCAAATCCAGCAATTGATGCAGCAGTAATTGCTTTGTGTGTTATAAAATATGATAACACAAAGGTATCTGCCGTACCAACTACACGCCATGTAATTGCTTTTAGTGCTGATCTTTGTTTAGTTACTTTCATTGACCTGCACCCATAGCCAACCAAGACAAAACTTCTTTTACTTTAGATACCCATTTCTTTACGTTTTTGCGTAGCGCTAATAGCATGAATGTCTGCCCCCAAATCTACTTGTTCAATCTTATATCCTACATCACGACCATAGACAATGTTAGTAATGTTTGGTAATCTTAATACTAATGCACCGTCCATAAATTCATCCTTGGCAATATATTCTTTTACCTGATCAAACTTAAGTGGATCTTTCTCACTTGTATTGTATGTGTTTCGTACTCCAAGAAGTACTTGATCAGTGCGCTTACCAGCCTCTACATAAAGAGCATGATGACCTTCATGCCATGGTTGATAGCGACCAAGCATAAGGGTTGTAGGTGCAGACCAATCATGCAAACTAAATTGATTAATTATTTGCGTTGCCTTTTCATCTGCATCCCATTCATGACTAATAAATACAATATCAAACTCTGAAGGCTTTTCAAACATCTTATTGGTATCTTCAAATCGACCTTCTGCAATTGTATCCATAAATACTAAAATATCTGGTTTACCAAATGCTGCACGAGTTAAATCTGTTGGGCAAACAAAATCAACAATGACTGGTGCAACGCCCTGCTTTGCAATTAGTCTTGCCATTTCTCCCATGCGTCGTGCTTGCTCTAAACGATCCTCTGGAGTAAATCCTAGATCTGAGTTTACTGTTGCACGAACCTCATCTGCGTTAAGGTGAATAGCATTAATTCTTTCTTTAAGTGCTTTTGCTAACTCAGTTTTCCCTGAGCCAGGCAATCCAATAATCTGAATAATCATAAAAAAATCTCCATTTCAACTATATAAGTATACACTATTTTCTATTTAAAACTTTTTCTTTGCCAAAACAGTTTCTTGTATGAGCCTGTCTCTATAGATGTTCTCTTGTCTTCTTTTTCTTTCCATGAGTCCTTGTCGTATTCCTCTTTATGTGAGTTCCAGTCTTCCCTTTTTATTGGCATAATCTGAAAAATTGGAGTACCCTTTGGTATTACTCCTTCAAAATCCTTGTTTAAATAAAAAGGAATATTGCCAAATTTTGAATGGTGGTATTGATCAAAATCAACGACACCAGAAAGAGTGGTAAATGGAAGATCCAATCTATTAAGAGGGTGAGTAACAAGGCCACTATATCCTTCTGGTAATTGAACAGACCAAGACCTATGCCACACAAACTCAATTTTATAAAAACTATCATTAACTTTTATATCAGAGTTATCCCTTATGCTAAAAAGTTGTGGGAGACCAGAACAAGATATTTTTGGTTTATCAACACCCTTTTCAACATATATGTCAGCCCAAGTTGTTTGTATGTATCCGTATGAAAGAGTATCTAAAAAAGGTATACAATTTTTTACATTTAGTTGTTCGTCTGGCCTAATATCTTTGTACCATTTTGGAACCAAGTCTTTTGCTGAAACTGGCGGTTCAGTATTAAAATAAACTGCTTCAGATCCTGGATAAAACTTTATATCCACTACTTAATTTCCTTTTCTGTTACTAGGTATTTCCATGTATTTCCCCAATCAGATTTACTTTTGTGGCTATTAAACTCTTTTGATATTAGTCCACCTTCTAAATAAATACCGCCCCAAACTCCCCACTCTTTTGTAGAAACACCAACCGCAAAACATTTATTTGCAACTGGGCATCCAGAACAAAGTTTGTCTACCGCACTTCTTAAATTTTCTTCATCTTCATACTTTTCAAAAAATATATTTGTATCATATTCAAAGCATAAAGCATCATCTTTCCATCTATCTCTATGCATTTTTATTGCACAAACTTATCTGGTATTTCCCAACCACTATGATCTGCAACAAACCTACGAGTAATATACCACTTTCCATTAGAGTACTTACCAAATTTTGATGTTCTGCCTTTATCTGAAAGGTATGAATGAATAACATCCCAACCATCCCAATTCAATGATTTATTATTTGTAACAATGTTTTCCATTTGACTTAGTTCTGTAATTTTCATATTAATCCTTTTCTTAGTAGTTAAAAATTCCAACATCGACATTATTTAGTTTTGCTTCACCAACTAATTTTGAAACACTATCTCTTTCTTTTGACAAAAAAACAAAATAGTTTACATCTTTAATATTTTCCGATATCCATTCTGGAGCAACTTTATAGAACTTAATTTTTTTACCTCTACTCTTCATTCCACGCTCAGAAAGATTTACGAATTCCATAACCATGGAATTAACTCTGGACGGTCCTGCAGAATATATATAAAAGTATTGATCATTTTCTTGTAAACCAGAAAGAGCAACTCCCATTGAACGCAAAAATACGTTATAGTCTTCAAAACTATTTGTTCCTTGCACTCCCACTATCATTATCTAGACCTTCCCTTAATTTATCCATGATGAACAACATCTTATCTAATTCTACCTCATTCATACCTATTGTGTCAACTACTTCAGTCGTATCTGTGTTGACTTTATTGTCAAGTACTTCTGCCTTATAAAAAACATTTTCTTTTACCCAATAGGCTAAATGATCTACAATAATAACACGTATGTTAGTTTTTTGATCATGTTTGTATGATTGAGAGTTTCTATTTATTTTATTTGTATTAGCAACTTCTGGTAGCAAAGGACTAAGTAAGTCAAAAATATGACTTTGACTATATCTTATGTTTATTTTTTCTTTTTTAACATCATCCTTTTTAATAAAAGATATTAAAAATATTAAAACAAAGGTAGTAAAAGAACCAATTAAATATTCCATTTTACCCCTTTACTAATTATACTACTTTTCTTTATTTGATACTCTAAAAACCTCTTCAAGTGTTTTTTGCTCATCTTTATTTAACATTTTTAAACTTTCTTGATTTGTGGCTTTATCTGTTATTGATACTATAGGATCATCTGATTCTAAATTGATATCTAAAAACCCTTTTTCCCACAAATTCATCATTTCTAAATGAAAATAATGCTGTGCAACTTTATGTAATTCTGGGTTTATATTTTTTAATTCATCAGTAAAATTATAAAGCATTTCTCCAGACTCAATATCTATGCCACTAATTTCAAGACCACCATTAAGTATTAATGACTCAATAATCTCATCTTCACTAGACACTATTTACCGCTTTTTTTTCTTGCTTTTGCTAGTGCATCAAAATCTTTAACTTTTGTATCTCCAAGATATCCCCAAGCATAACCATCGTTAATCATCATATCATTTAAAGATACTGTATTACCATCTATATATACCCAGCCTAAAATGCGACCATATTTTTCAGATGAATCCATCTTTTCAGTTTTAATTACAACTGACTTAGCATCTTTAATATGTTTCTTTAAATACTCTTTGGCTTCAAGACCAAGAGCCTTTTCAGCAAGATCTTTTGTACGAGACTCAGGGGTATCAATACCAGCCAATCTTACACGGGATTGAAATAAAATATCAAACCCTAAATCAATAAGAACATCGATGGTGTCTCCATCTACTACATTCTCTACTTTTCTTACATAGTACTCGTACATATTTTCTCCTATTGTATATATCTGTTTGGAAGAATATCAAATAGAAAATGTATTCTATCTGTATCCCCATTATTTATTACACCATGAAACCTTGCATTGTTAATTTCCCAACAATCTCCAACTTCCATATGCTTTTTTTCCTGATCAATTAAAAATATTGCATCTGGGTTTGTTTTTATTGCTATATGGTGACGGTGTGCAAGACCAAGGTAATCTCCCTCATCGTAATGCTGATAGACAATCTTATCTTCTGGAAGTCTTAAAAAAACTGCCTTTCCAAGTTTGCCATCATGCATATTTTCATACATCTTTATTATTGGCTTAATCATTTCCCATAACACATCATCTTCTAACCTAAAGGTTGGGTTAAATGGCATACCTGGCTCCCACCCGATTATCTCTGATACAAACAAAGATGTTGTTTCCCTATGCACAAAGGGAGGTGTTTGTTGGCGTGTTCTATCTAGCCACCATTGGTCTTCACTATAGGAAGAAAGTCTTTCGGCTATACTGCCTACATCGTGTTTTCCACGATATACATATCTCCAGTCTTCCTCCCTTTTTTTCTCTATTGGTGTTTTCATTCAGACAACCTTGATCTTTCATCTACAACTTTATACATAAACTTCATCATTTTTTCATAACCGACAGCATTATCCATAATTTTATTATAATGATGGTTGCAGAATAACAATTCTCCAGTTACCCCGCTAACCTTTACATATGCCTGTGCCTGGCATGAATCGCATCTATCATTTGCATTTAGTATAAACTCTTTTTCATCTATTTCTGAAGTTATCATACTCTTATTATACATCCCATTGCCTACTGTTGTCAATACTTGCCAATAACTGCTCATCCGTAATGCCATAAAAATCAAAATATTGCTTTATTGATCTCTCAGTATTTCTAAAATCTTCTTTTAATATATCATTAAATTCATTTTCAATAAGTTTGCTGGCCTCAGAAAGTTTATTTATTACTTTTTTTGTTTCTTCATACAATAAATGTGATGATAGAACTGTATCTGTATGATCATACTTTATTGTAGAAATATTACTTGTAATCAACTCTGTACTATCTGTATATTTTTGATAACCATCATGTTTTGATATTGCCGATAAAAACCAAGCCATTCTATCGTCACATTCTTTTTGATTTTTTGGAACGGTTGTTAGATATGTTTGTTGTAGTTCATATATATCAAAACCATTACAAAATAGTTTAATTGATAATATATGATCTTCATCTCCCCAAAAATACATATATGGGTAATCTATCTTCATAAACTCTTTACTTGCAAAAATAAAATGCGGACATGCTCTTTGAGATAAATATCTTTCTTTTATAGTTTCTGTTTCTTGAGAATAAATATATTGTATCCCCCACCCATTAAGTTCTGAAAAAATATATTTTGATTTTTTAGCATTTAAAGTAAGTCTATCAGTTAAAAATTGACTTATTACTGCTTTTTTATTTCCAATTTTTTCATATTCGTTTATTAATTTTTCATCCCAGTCTTGAGCAAATCCAGTATGACAATCAATACTTAATATATAATCTTCGTTATTATATAGTTTTTGAAGTTGATATCTTGTTTTACCTATTCCATAAACAATATTTTTATCTAATATAATTATTCTTTTTTCATTTTTAATTTTATCAAAACTAATATTATTTACACCTTGAAGTGATAGCGCAAATGTAAGTCTTTCTGGATATTTTGCTTTTAATATAGAGTTTTCTACAGTTTTTTGAATTGCATCATCAAACAAACTAGGGATCATTATAAAGATTTTTTTCATTTTTTATTTTCTATTATCTGTTACATAAAATCCTGAACCATGAAATGCTGACCCTACTGGTGTATAAACACGAACAAGTTTGGAGTTGCATGTTTCACAGTTGTATCCTGGGTCTGCCTCAGACATTGACCTTTGTTTTTCATATCTTTTTGCACAAGGCATGCAATCATATACATATATTGGCATTATATTTCCTTAATTTCTGGATGATCTAGATGTTTTTGTGTGTGGTTTACTGATCCCTGCAAATTTCCAATTGGTATAAAAAATTCATGGTTAATTCTTTTAAAATCTAATTTTTCTTTTGGAAGTTCTTCATCCCAATATATTGCATCTGTAGGACAAACTGGCTGACATGCTCCACAATCAATACATTCTTCTTGATTAATATAAAGCATTCTTCCGCCTTCATAAATACAATCAACAGGGCATTCGGCAATGCATGACCTATCTTTTATATCTACACATGCATCAGTTATTACATATGCCATTATTTTTTCTTTGCTTTTACTGTCCAATAAGGCAGTTTGAGATTGTCTCCGCCCCATTCATATCCAAGTGCTTTAACAACAAACTTAATAATTTTAATACGCATTACTTTACCCCCTTACCAAACTTCGCCCAAATTCTTTCATGAACAAAGTATCCAAGTGACTCAATGCCGATGTACAAAATCGCACCAAGGCTTGCATATTCCCACTCCCCAGTAAATATATAGATTATTCCAGCAAGTACTGTTAAGTGAAATAGTTCCCAGGTAATAGTTTTAATTGATGTTTTTCTAGTTGATTCCATTTATGCCCCCAAAATTTTCTTATATGTTGTAGCATCAACAATGCCTGTAACGGTTAAACCAGATTTCTTTTGGAAAGCCTTTACTGCCTTATCTGTGCCTGGACCAAACTCACCATCTGCAGTAAGCCCAAGTGCTTCTTGAACCTTTTTAACAGAAGATCCCTTTGCTCCTACCTTAAATGGCTTAAACTCTTTCTTAGCAGCAGGTACTGCAGTAGTAGGCTTTGATGTCTTTACGGGTGCATCAGATGATCCTACCTTTGAAAGTAGTGGGAGGTTTTCTTCACCAGCATAGACTGGACGACCCCAACCAACTACTGCATTTATTAACTTAGGCTTATTGTTTTTTACATATGCACGAGTCTTCTCTACGCACATTCCGCCATTTCTTTGGTCACCCTTAGCAGTTCCTGAAGTATTTCCTTCAATAACTTGAATAGTTCCATCGCCATTATTCTTAATGCAAAGTCCTACATGTGAAATACGATTTACACCGTCATCTGGAAAATCAAAATAAATCCAGTCTCCTGCAGTTGGTTCATCATTGCGAGCATCAGCCCAGCGATTATTTTTCTTAAACCAATCCGATGCTGCTATAGTTGCTGCACTCTTTGGGTATGTCTTAGGATCTAATCCTGCAGTGAATGCACACCAAGAAACAAATGACTGACACCATGGAAGGAAGTTTGCACCTGTCCACTTGCCATACTTTGTTTCATTATCTTTTGGACCTTCAATAGTTCCAACTTCTTTCTTTGCAACCTCAATGATTGCTTCTAGTGATCCTTTTACTGACATTATTTATTTTCCTTTTCTATAAGAGGCGTAATGCCTTTTCTTGAATGAATATTTGTATCTTCTTCATTTGGAATTTCAGACCATGGGATCTCAGGGGCATCAAAATCTTTAAGTGTATTTAAATATAACTTCTGAAAAATTGAACTTCTTTGTGATTGAAAATTCATAAAATCAGGTGTATCCCTAAAATCATTTCCAAACACATAAAGATCCTCAATCTCTTTTGGTCTATCAACTCCTGGCTTTAATTTTTTCCAGCACCAATGATTTTTATTTACTAAGTGAATAAAAAAGGCTTGATAAAACTCATTTGGATCTGTACTATTCCAAGATGGTCTGTAATGGTAGTCAAACTGAGGTTGACAAATTACTGCTTGATTTGGTTTTGTTATGAAGTTTGTATATCTTCCCACAAATCCCCAATCACGATTTCCACCAATATGCAAATCAATCATATACGCCCCTGGTGCCCAATCAATATGCAATGGCAATTTAGGAACCCTGCCTTCAGATGTTATTTGATGATGAGCATACATATTATATGCTAATTTAATATCTTCAGTACCAATAAGTTTTTTAACTTTTTCTATTGCATAGTCATAAAACTTTTGTGGAATGACTGCTCCTTGCTCCCACTTATTCATTTGATTAGAAAAATCTATTTTATCTAATTGTTTTGATGTAAGGATACTAACTAATTCATCAAACATTTCTTGTGGATAAAAATCTTCTACCACAAATGGATCAAATAAGGTTACTTCTCTTGTTAAAATATCTTCAATTTGCATATACTTTTCTTTTGATAAAAAATTCCAACTTATATCATCAACATTGCCTGGATAGTTTTTTAGCAATGGATGACCATTTAGTTTTAATAAGTTTAAGTCTGCATTTTTATTATTTGATAATGTCATTTTTCCTCCAATCAATTATACCATTTATTTGCTGGGGTGGCAGGTATCGATCCTGCGACATCCGAATTAACAGTTCGGCACTCTACCATCTGAGTTACACCCCAATGTTTATAGTTTAACATATCCACTTGGACATACTGGACTATAGTTTGTTATATATATAAATCTTTTTCCTTTGTAACACTTTATTGTTATTTTTTTCTTTACAACTTTAGCAACCTCTGCTAATTGTGTTGGTGTAGCACTTGGTGTTGGTGTAGCAGATACAGTTGGAGTTACTGGCTCAACTGCTGCTGCTTTGTTTTGTTGCGGGACCATTGATAATGCCTTTTTTAGCAAATCTGGATAGTTTGCAATGATAATATGTGAGAATGTGTTTCTATATTTATAATTTGGATCATTTGCTGCTGTAAAAGCACTATAGTCTTTTAACTCAGGACAATCCCAGCCAGTAGAGTGAGATCCTGGACCTATCAAAAACTCTTCTCCATTTATTTCAATAACTGCTGGAGATCCTGATGTGCCTGTAGCACCACACACTGGAAGTTTTGCTATAACCATTTTTGGCAACCCAATGAAATGTTTATAGCCACTTGGCAAACTTTCTTTATAAAAACTATACTCTAGCATTCTTGGATTCAATTGATCTGAAACATTATATCTTTGGTTTTCCTGCATAGAGTAATAGGCATTTGATTCTGCAATTGAGTTTAAGCCATAGCCATAGACTCTCATCTTAATTCCATTATCAATTGCATATTTAATTTGCTCTAGTGATGCAATTTTATAAGCAACTTTTTCAACAATAGGCTTTTCTAATACTAAAAATGCTATATCGTCTTGTGACTCTGTTTTTGCTGTTGGAAATTCAACGGAGTTCCCAAGAGAATCTGGTCTGATTACTTCAACAACTTTAACTCTTTTTGCTGTTGGGTCGTCCGCTCTTTTCCCTGGTTCTTGAATCCAAATTGTTCCACCGTTATGCGAATAAGCATTATTTTGATCTCCATATATTCCCCAAATACAATGGGCTGCGGTGACAACAACATATGGGTCTATTGGCTCACTTGTGCAAGGCATCACTGTATAACTATCAGATGCCTTACCTGACCCACTCTCTCTCATTGGTGAGGCAAATTGATTTCCTAAAGCAGGGGTAAACTCTTGATATCTTTTCCATTCTTGAGCAAAAGATTGATCAATTACTGCAAAATTAAGTAAAGAAAAACAAACAATAAAAATAATTTTTTTCAATGTAAACTCCTTATTAAGAAATCATTAATCTAATAACATGTTGGCATGGGTCCCCACCTGCATCCCACTCTTCTAACTCTTCTTCACCCATATATTCATACCCACCATCATGGGTATTGCAATATGGTGGTGTTACCCAACCACGATCAATGCCGTTTGATAACCAAATACTAAATTCTTGTTCTTCAGGTGATAAGTCATCATGTGTGTGATTCATATAATAAGTGTACCGTCAAATGCTAACTATGTCAACTGGTCCCATACAAGATGGGCTAAACTTAATTGCAGCATTTACTGCTTGAACTACTCTATTCCTTGCATTTTTTTGTTTGTCTGTTGCATATAAAACACCATAAGCATACTCTGCTCCAGATCCCATAGCAAGATAAGGAAGTGTATATTTAGATAAAGACATATCTGCAGAACTATGTTCATAAATTTCACCACGAACTGCAATAATTAAACCAAGATCTCCATCTTTAGATGTATCAACCCAGAATTCATTATAGAATTCACGAAGTTCTTTAACAAATTTTGTCTGCATGAACTTGTCTGTATCACGAATATTTGGAAGTGATGGTTTAAAGTTATAACGAATTCTTTCTCCATCCATTGCTCCTGCATACCCAATTAAATAAGGACCAATTTTCCAAACCTTGGGGGCATCAAGTGCTAAAATGGTACCATCATCTGAAGCACCACGATCTCCAGCCATATAAATTTTGTCTTCATGTTTTACTACAGCGATACAAGTCATGGCAAAAGCCCCCTCTAGATAGATATACCTAAGTATACCATTGCCCAGAGAGGGCTGTCAACTACCGTCAGTAATGACTAATTAGCCTTTTTGTCTACTGTTTTAAACGCTTCATTTATTTCTGTTAATGATAATTTTCCATCGTCCAAAAAAGCCCTAGCCAGTCTTTCAATAACTGTTGCTACGCCTAATAGTCCTGCAAGCATAACTGCCTGTACAGTTTCAATTCCTACTACGGCTCCTGCTCCCAAGACTGATAGTCCTGATGCTGCAAATACCGCAAGAATTCTCATTAGAATATTTGTTATTGCTTTCTGTGGGTGCTCCTGCTTTGGGGGTTCTACTATTTTTTTAGTTGCCATTTTATTTCTCCTTCCTTAGCGGGATTGTGATTAGCCAAATAATTGTTGTTGCCATTACAGCAATACCAACAATGTCTCTTGCTGATCCTGTCAAAGTTAGCCATGCAATAAAGAAGCCCAGGAGGGTGAATGCTTGTGCAATTAATTCCATACCTGCGTCTTTAAACCATTTAGTTAATCCCTTTAGCATTTTGCCTACCAGGTTTATGGC